GAGTACAGCGTAAAGCAGGCCTGTTACAGGTACGTGGAGGGCAAGGACGCGCCTCCGCTCCCCGGTCAGCTCAGCATGTTCGAGAACCCGCAATAACGCGGGTTCTTTTGTGTTTTGGATGGCACAAATGTCCCACAAGTTGCAATAGAGTATGGTAATATTCAAACTGCGATGGCAAAGACATCGCAAAGAGGGTGCAAAATGCACCGGCGCGGGCGCTGTCCTCCCGCGCTTTTTTATGCCTATTTTTAAGGACAGGGGAGGACAGTATGCCGCGCAAACCAAAACGACCCTGTGCGTATCCCGGCTGCGCGCGCCTGACCGAGGGCGTGTATTGCGACGAGCACGCAAAGCTCCGGGACAAACAATACAACCTATACCACCGCGACCCGGAGATCAACAAGCGGTACAACAATGCAACCTGGCGGAAACTGCGCGAGGCGTACCTTACGCGGTTTCCGCTTTGTGAGGACTGCGCCCGGCGCGGGATTGCGACTGTGGCGGAGCACGTCCACCACATCAAGCCCCTTGCAGCGGGCGGCACAAACGACTGGAGCAACCTCCGGGCGCTGTGCCAGAGCTGCCACACCCGGACGCATGACGAAATGAGGAAGAGACATGGCTAAGGACGGAACCATGAGAGGCGGCGCGCGGATAGGCAGCGGCAAAAAACGCAAAAGCCTTGACGAGCGCATACAGGAAGGCACGGCCGCGAAGGCCAGAGTGCTGAACGCGCTGGAAGCGGAGCCGGAGGGGGAAGCCCCGATCAAGGACTATCTCGACCGCCAGCAGGCGGACGGCTCGCAGCTGCGCACCCGCGAAGTGATGAAGCTGACCAAAGCCTGGTTAAAGGCGATGGGCTGCGAGGCGCTCGTGCCCTCTCAGCTCGTGGAGCAGTACGCGCTGGCCGTTGCGCGCTGGATCCAGTGCGAGGAGTACATCTCTGCGAATGGCTACCTTGGCACGCACCCGACCACGGGCGGCGTGTGCCAGAGCCCCTTCGTTTCCATGAGCAAGGACTACAAAAAGCAGATGAACACAGACTGGTTCATGATCTGGCAGATCGTGAAGGAAAACAGCTCTGTCGGTTATCAGGGCGACCCGCAGGATGACATGATGGAGCAGCTGCTTGGCGGGTGATTTGATGCGCAAGCTCAAAGGTTATAAGCCCACAAGGTTCATGGCCAGGGACAGCCACTACGACAAGGCGAAGGCTGACCGGGCCGTGAATTTTATTCAGTGCCTTTGCCACACCAAGGGCATCTGGGCGGGCAAAAAGTTCGACCTGATCGACTGGCAGGAGCGCATCATCCGGGATCTGTTCGGCACCATAAAGCCCAACGGATACCGGCAATTCAATACCGCTTATGTGGAGATCCCAAAGAAGCAGGGCAAAAGTGAGCTTGCAGCCGCCGTCGCCCTGCTTCTGCTCTGCGCCGATGGGGAGGAGCGCGCGGAGGTGTACGGCTGCGCTGCCGACAGGCAGCAGGCCAGCATCGTCTTTGACGTTGCGGCGGACATGGTGCGCATGTGTGCGCCCCTCGCCAAGCGCTGCAAGATCCTCACCAATTCAAAGCGCATCATCTACCTTCCCACGAACAGCTTTTACCAGGTGCTGAGCGCGGAGGCCGGAACAAAGCACGGCCTGAACGTCTCCGGCGTGATCTTTGACGAATTGCACGTGCAGCCCAACCGAAAGCTGTACGACGTAATGATGCAGTCAAGCGGCGACGCGAGAACGCAGCCGCTTTACTTTTTGATCACCACGGCGGGCAACGATACGCGCTCCATCTGCTATCAGGTACACCAAAAGGCGGAGGACATCATCGAGGGCCGCAAGCACGACGAGACCTTCTACCCGGTCATCTACGGCGCCGCGCCGGAGGACGACTGGACGGATCCCAAGGTGTGGGCCAAGGCCAATCCCTCTCTGGGCGTGACGGTGCAGATCGACAAGGTCAAGGCCGCGTGCGAAAGCGCAAAGCAAAACCCCGGCGAGGAGAACAGCTTCCGGCAGCTTCGCCTTAATCAGTGGGTCAAGCAGGCCGTGCGCTGGATGCCCATGGATAAATGGGACTTGTGCGCCTTCCCGGAGGATTTCAAAGAGCTGGAGGGCCGCAGGTGCTACGGCGGGCTGGACTTGTCCAGCACGAGCGACATCACCGCCTTCGTGCTCGTGTTCCCTCCGGACGATCCGGACGGGCGCTTTATCGTGCTGCCCTTCTTCTGGCTGCCGGAGGACACGCTGGATCTACGCGTCAAGCGCGATCACGTGCCCTACGACCTCTGGCGCCGGGACGGGCTTGTCAATGTGACCGAGGGAAACGTCATCCACTACGGCTACATCGAGAAGTTTATCGAGGATCTGGGCACGAAGTACAACATCAGGGAGATCGCCTTCGACCGATGGGGCGCTGTGCAGATGGTTCAGAACCTCGAAAACATGGGCTTTACCGTCGTTCCCTTCGGGCAGGGCTTCAAGGATATGTCCCCGCCCACAAAGGAATTGATGAAGCTGGTTCTGGAAAAGCGCATCTCCCACAACGGAAACGAGCCGCTGCGCTGGATGATGGACAACATCTTCATCCGCACCGACCCGGCTGGCAACATCAAGGCCGACAAGGAAAAATCCACAGAGAAGATCGACGGCGCGATCGCCATGATCATGGCGCTTGACCGCGCGATAAGGCACGAGAGCGACACGGAAAGCGTGTACGAAAATCGGGGCCTTTTATTTATTTAGGAGGTGAAGCATGGGCCTATTCAGCGTATTCAAAAGCCGCGACAAGCCCAAAAACCGCATCGGGCGTTCCTCGTGGACGTTCCTGGGCGGCACGAGCGCAAGCGGCAAGCACGTAGACGAAATGAGCGCAATGCAGCTGTCGGCGGTTTACGCCTGCGTGCGCATCCTGTCCGAGGCCGTGGCGGGCCTGCCTTTGCACCTGTACCGCTATACCGAAAGGGGCAAGGAGAAGGCGGTCGATCACTCCCTCTATACGCTATTGCACGACGAGCCGAATCCGGAAATGAGCTCGTTCATTTTCCGCGAAACGCTTATGACCCACCTGCTTTTGTGGGGCAACGCCTACGCGCAGAAGATCCGAAACGGCCGCGGGGAGATCATCGCCCTGTATCCGCTCATGCCGGACAAGATGTGCGTGGACAGGGACAGGGACGGAAAGATCATCTACGTCTACACCCGCGACCCGGACGACCCGCCCACCATGCGCGATAACGTCATTACCCTTACGCCCTATGACGTACTGCACGTGCCGGGGCTGGGCTTTGACGGGCTTGTGGGCTATTCGCCGATCATGATGGCGAAAAACGCGATCGGCATGGGACTGGCGTGCGACGAGTACGGCGGCAAATTCTTTGCAAACGGCGCGTATCCGGGCGGCGTTCTGGAGCATCCCGGCACGGTCAAGGATCCCGACCGCCTGCGCAGCAACTGGCAACAGATGTTCGGCGGCAGCGGCAACGCGGGCAAGATCGCGGTTTTGGAGGAGGGCATGAAGTTTACGCCCATCTCCATCTCCCCGGAGCAGGCGCAGTTCCTTGAGATGCGCAAGTTCCAGGTGGACGAGATCGCAAGGATCTTCCACGTCCCGCCGCACATGGTCGGCGACCTGGATAAATCCAGCTTTTCCAACATCGAGCAGCAGTCGCTTGAATTTGTGAAGTACACCCTTGGCCCCTGGGTGACCAGATGGGAACAGAGCATGTTCCGCTCCCTCTTCACCCCGGAGGAGAAGAAGAAGTACTTCTTCAAGTTCAACCTCGAAGGCCTGCTGCGCGGCGATTACCAGTCCCGCATGAACGGCTACGCGATAGGCCGCCAAAACGGCTGGATGAGCGCAAACGACGTGCGCGAGCTGGAAAACCTCGACAGGATCCCCGCCGAAGAGGGCGGCGACCTGTACCTCGTCAACGGCAATATGCTCCCGCTCAAAATGGCGGGTGCTTATGCAAATACGGGCGCAAGCTCGGGAGAGGAGGATAATTCCGCGAAATGACCAGATTTTGGAACTGGAGCAAGCCCACGGACGAGAGCGCCGAACGCGTGCTCGAGATCAACGGCACCATTGCGGAGGAAAGCTGGTTCGACGATGACGTGACCCCGGAGATCTTCAAAAGCGAGCTTATGAACGGCTCCGGCCCGATCACCGTTTACATCAACTCTCCGGGCGGCGACTGCTTCGCCGCAAGCCGCATCTATACGATGCTGATGGAGTACCCGTTTGACGTCACCGTCAAGATCGACGGCATCGCGGCCTCCGCCGCGTCCGTCATCGCCATGGCCGGTACTACCGTGCTTATGGCACCCACCGCGCTGCTTATGATCCACAATCCCGCAACGATCGCCTTTGGTGACCATAAGGACATGCAGAAGGCTATCGAAATGCTGGATGAGGTCAAGGAGTCCATCATCAACGCCTATGAGATCAAGACCGGCTTAAGCCGCGTCCAGCTCAGCCACATGATGGACGATGAGACCTGGATGAACGCAAAGCGCGCGCAGGAACTGAAGTTCTGTGACGGGATGCTGGGCGACCCGCTGCAGGACAGCGAAAGCTATGAGTTTGCGGCAAAGCGCCTTGAACGCGCCGTGGCGTGCAAGATCACCGGCAAGATCGTCGGCGAACCCGGCCACGCACGGCAGCCCGCCAAGCCCGAACCCAGGCCGGAACCCCAGGGCGAACCCGATGGCCGCAGCGTTGACGCGCTGCTGGCCGAACTGATGGAAAAAGCATTGCTTTGACACCCCCCCCCAATTTTTGTAAAGGAGAATACCGAACATGAACGTGACTGAACTCAGAGAGCGCAGAGCCAACCTGTGGAACTCCATGAAGGACTTCCTCGACAAGCGCCGCGTAAACGGCGTGCTGAACGCGGAGGACGACGCCGCCTACAACAAGATGGAAGCGGACTTCAACGCCATCACCAACGAGATGCACCGCGCCGAGCGCGCCGCCGAGATCGAAAACGAGCTGGCCCAGCCCGTGAACGCTGCGATCACCTCCGCCCCCGCCAAGCCCGCAGAGGACAAGCCCGGGAGGGCCTCCAACGCCTACAAGGACGACTTTGGCCGTCACCTGCGCGGCCGTCAGCTCGTGCATAACGTCCTGAGCGAAGGCGTGCCCGGCGATGGCGGCTACCTGGTGCCCACCGAATTCGAGCGCCAGCTGATCACCGACCTGGCTGAGGAGAACGTCATCCGCCGCCTCGCCAAGGTCATTACCACCAACAACGAGCGCAAGATCCCCATTTCCGCCACTCACTCTGTGGCGACCTGGACCGCTGAGAACGCCGCCTACACCGAGAGCAACCCCACCTTCACGCAGAAGAGCCTGGACGCCTACAAGCTGACCGACCTTGCGCGCGTCTCTGTGGAGCTGCTGCAGGACGCGGCCTTCAGTGTTGAGGACTACCTGATCGCCGAATATGCTCGCGCCTTCGGCATCGCCGAGGAAGAGGCGTTCTGCGTCGGCAACGGCACCGGCAAGCCCACTGGCATCTTCACTGCCAACGGCGGCACCGTGGGCGTCACCTCCGCCTCCAACAGCGCCATCGCGGGCGACGACCTGATCTCCCTGGTCTACGCCCTCAAGAGCCCCTATCGCCGCAATGCCGCCTTCCTCATGAACGACGCGACCGTCTCCATGATCCGCAAGCTCACCGACCAGAACAAGGCGTATCTGTGGCAGCCCTCCCTCCAGGCCGGCCAGCCCGACCGCCTGCTGGGCTATCCGCTGTACACCAGCCCCTACGTGCCCACCTTCGCGGCGGACGCGCTGGTCGTGGGCTTCGGCGACTTCCAGACCGGTTACTGGATCGGCGACCGCATGAACCGCACCGTGCAGCGCCTCAACGAGCTCTACGCCACCAACGGCCAGGTCGGCTACATCGCCACCGAGCGCGTCGACGGCAAGGTCATCATGGCTGAGGCCATCCAGCTGCTCAAGATCCACGCGTAAGAGGTGCGCCCATGGTAGTAGAGGTCAGCGAGCTTAAGGAGCATTTGCGTGTGCAGCACAGTGACGAGGACGGCCTCATGCTCCGCCTGCTCACGCAGGCACAGCAGGCAGCCTCGGACTACTGCCACGGCGCCCTTGACCAGTACATAGCGGGGGAGGGCAGCGCGCCCGAACCCGTGCGGCTGGCGATTCTGCTGTTCGCTTCCCACTTCTACGAGGTCAGGGACGCAAGCGACAGCGCCGCATACAACAACATGATGCGGGCGTTCCATACGCTCCTGTATCCGTACAGGGATCTGGACAAGATGTTTTAAGGGGTGATGGTATGGCATACACACCGCATCCCGGCGAGCTTGATACGCTTGTCACAATCGGGCGCACGGTCAATCAGATCAACGAGAACGGGCACCCCGTTCCCACCGATCAGACCGTGTGCCGGGTGTGGGCAAGCGTAAGGGACGCATCTTCCAGCTACGGCCACTCCGCCGACGCGGATATGTCCCGGGTCGGATTGCGCTTTGTGATCCGCTACCGGGACGATGTGCAGCCGGGCATGTTCGTCGAGTACGAGGGCGAAAAGCACCTGATCGAGACGATCGGCAAGCTGGGCTTTAGGAAGATGTACAAGGAGCTGTTTACGACAGCTCAAAAGGGGGTGAAGTAGTTGCGCGAAGTGCAGGAGGCGCTGTCCGTAACCGGCATCCCTACCTACGCGCTCAAGTGGCGCGTCACAGCGGAACACCCCGAACCCCCCGACCCTTATCTTGTCTATACCACCCGCATGTACGAAAGCGAGCACTGGGACGATACGCCGATCAGGTACACCGTCTTTGTGTATCTCAACATGTGGACGAAACAAGACCCCACAGACTTAGCCGCCGAAGTTCGCGCCGCAATGCGTGACGGCGGCTTTGTCATGGAGGCCGAAAGCACCACGTATGACGACAGCACCGATCAAACGCTCGTCGCCTGGACGTGGCAGCTTCAAAAGCGCACCGAGCTTAGCCCCTATCCGGAGGCGGAGCCGGAGGAAGAAGAGCCCGAGGTGATCAAGTAATGGGCATCCGCGTTGAAGGCTTCAACGGCCTTGAGATCGATCTGGAAAAGAAGCTGGCCATGCGGCTTGACAGCGACGACATCGCCAAGCGCGCGCTTGAGGCGGGCGCGGAGGTGATCAAAAGCCGCATGGTCAATAACGCCTCCGCAGACCCGCACCCAAGAAGCGGCAGGCTGCGTAACGCGATCAAGTCCCGCATGAACGGCACCAAGTCCGTGACGGTCGGCATTTGGTCGGAGGACGTGCCCTACGCCTACCCGGTCGAGTTCGGCCACGGCGGCCCGCATCCGGCCCCCGCTCACCCCTTCCTCCGCCCCGCCTTCGATGAGGGCAAGGACGAAGCTTTTGTGTATATCAAGGAATCGCTCAGCAATTCCCTGAAACAGTAACCGAAAGGAGAAAAGACACTATGCCTACCAATCCCACTGCTTCCCCCAAGACCCAGTCCACTGTAGGTCTTAAAAATGTCGTAATCGCGCCCGTCGTCTCCGATACCGCTTCCGGCGTGACCTATGGCGACCTTCAGCTCGTCGCCGGTGCGATCAGCGCCACCATCGCCCCCGCCAACGCGGAAGCCGATGTGCAGTACGCCGACGACATCGAGTTCGACGTCGTTTATCCCGATCCTGAGATCACTCTGACCATGAGCCTCGCCGGTATGGCGCTGGCCGTGCAGGAGATGCTGCTCAACAACAAGATCGACGATAACGGCGTGCTCGTGCGCAAGGCTGGCGATAAGCCCGGCTATTACGCCCTGGGCTTCAAGTCCGAAATGGCTGACGGCACCTACCGCTATGTCTGGCTGTACAAGTGCCGCGCGAACCCCATCACCGAGAATTACAACACCAAAGAGGGTACCACCATCAACCGTACTCCTACCGAGGTGGAGTTCGTCGCCATCAAGCGCACCTACGACGGCAACTATCAGGCTGTCGCGGACGAGGGCCAGAACGGCTTCACTACCGAGCAGGCCGCCGCGTTCCTCAACAGCGTTTACACCCCCAATTTCAGCGCCTGACGAATTAAGTGAGGAGTTAGGAGTGAGGAGTTAGGAGTTTGGATAGCTGTTAGCGATTAGCTATGAGCTATTAGCTAAAGTAACTTGCGCGCCAGGGCGCGCCAAAGCTAACAGCTAAAAGCTAAAAGCTGCCGCGAAGCGGCCTATGTTACTCGCGCGCCCAGCGCGCAAGGCTTTTGCGGATCCGCGGCACGCGCTGCAAAAAGCGAGGCGGCTGTTAGCTATCGGCTCTGTTTTCGGCGCGCAGCGCCCAAAATAAAAGCTGACAGCTAACAGCTAATAGCTAATAGCTCAATTAACTTCTCACTCCCTTAAGGACAGAAAGGAGTTTCCCTGTGATCACCTGCAAGCTTGGCGACAGAAAATACTCTGTGGACTACGTGACCGGGCGCGCCCTGCGAGAGATCGAACCGGCCTCCCGCATGTACGCCAAAGTTACGGCCCTCAGCCAAAAGGCTCTGAACGGCGAGGAACCGACCGAGGAAGAAAAGCGCATCAGCATCGCGCAGGCCATGGACGTAATGGTCTCGTGGTTCTGCAACTGCCTCTTCCAGGGCCAGTTCACGCCGGATGAGTTTTACGACAAGTACCCCGTAGACAGCGCCATGCACGATGTGGCAATGGCGATCCTGGCCGTTCAGAACCAGATGACGGAGGTGCTGAGCGAGTTCCCTATGAAGCCGACAGCGGAAAAAGGAAAGACGAACACCTGACGCTGTCGGACTATATCTATATGACCTATAACGAATTACTGAAGTCCGGCTGGCATATGGACGAGATCGACCGTATGGACATGCCGGGCTTTTTGCGTATCAGGGCATGGGCGCTGAAACGCGAAAAAGCCGAATCCGCGCCGAAGCCGGCCTTTATCGAAGATGTCTGGCCGATGCAGGGCGCAGTACGACAGAAAGGATGAGAAAGGCATGAGAATACTTTCCTCGCAGACCTACGGCAATCTCAATCTGATCTACGCCGAAGGCCTTTCCACGGACACGAAACCGACGACCGGACTGATCACCGGCAGCAAGTTCATCGAGATCGACACCGGCATCTTTTGGGTGTTTGACGAAACGCTTGGATGGATGCCGCGCGGAGGCAAGAACGACGCCACCAAGGCGGTCGCCGCGAACCTTGCCACCCTGACCAACATCATCCACTCCCAGCAGGGCCAGCCCCTGCCCGTCAAGGACGTTAACCTTTACGACTACGACGGCACCGTGCTGTACAGCTACAGCGCCGAAGATTTCGCCGGGCTTACCGTGTTCCCGCCTCTGCCCGCGCACGAAGGACTGCTGCCGCAGGGCTGGAACTGGAACCTCGAAACCGCCAAGACCTACGTGGCCGCCTACGGCTGCTGCGAGATCGGCGCGACCTATACCACGAGAGACGCAAAGACGCACGCCGTTATCGACATCGGCGATCCTGAAAGCCTGACTGCCGTGCTGAAGTTCCAGCAGAGCGAAGCCAACAGCGTCATTATCGACTGGGGCGACGGCAGCGAAACCGAGACCGCAGACGGCACGAATGCCGTCTCCGTAACCCACACCTACGAAGCTGCTGGCCGCTACACCATCACGCTGGCCGTGCCGGAAGGTAAGACCATGATCATCGGCAACGCAAACACCTATCAGGCGGGCTTCATGGGACAGGGCGCAAACGGCTGGTGCGGGCGCTCCATCCTCAAAGAGCTGTACATCGGCGAGCGCGTGACCACCATCGCGGCAAGAGGTCTGTGGATGCAGTCTAACCTTCAGGTCATCACCATCCCGCAGGGCGTGACCACCATCGCGGCCGATGCGCTCGAAAGCTGTATCGACCTTAAGTGCGCCGTGCTGCCCCGCGGCGTTACCGCACTGGCTGATTACATGTTCAGGACTGACTATAACCTCCGCGTGGTCGCTATCCCGGATACCGTCACGTCCATTGCGGCGGGCGCTTTCGCTACCTGCGTGAGCTTGCAGCGCCTGACTATTCCGCAGGGCGTTGCGAACATTCCGGCTACCACGTTCATCCGCTGCTTCAAGGCGACCGTGATCAACGTGCCGGACAGTGTGCGCATCTTCGGCGCGAGCTGCTTTGAATACTGCTATGATCTGTTGGAGATCCGCGTTCCTTCGGGCGTGACCGTGATCCCGAACAACTTTGCGAGACAGTGCCACAGCCTCAGAAAGTGCGATCTGCCCGAAGGCGTGACCACGATCAAGACGCTGGCGTTCAGCGGCAACTTTGCCTTTGATGATTTCACCATCCCGTCCACCGTGACCAGCATCGAATCGTTTGCGTTCCTGTACAACGACGGCGCGGCTACCTTCCACGTGCTGCCCACCACGCCGCCCACGCTGGAGCCTACGGCCTTCACCGAGATCAACGTGGGGCTTGTGATCGAGGTGCCCTACAGCGCCGACCACAGCGTACTCAATGCTTATCTTGAAGCGACCGGCTGGAGCGGCAAGGGGGACAACATCGTCGAGGCCGCCGAATAACGGGGAGGGATGAGACATGATCGAAACCAACCTGTACAAAACCAGAACCCGCGACGGTGTAAAGGTGTACACCCGCTTCTCCATCGCTTATGTGGAGAAGGCCACCCTTAAGTTTGTCTCCGAAATCCCCGAAGGCGCAGCGGAAGCGGACTATCAGATGGTATTCTCCGGACACCTCCGGCAGGACGACACCGGGATCATCTACGAGTGCGCCCACGATGTAGAGAACTCCCCGCACACCTATACCGAAGTTTTCCCCGACCCGGTTGACGCCAGCGAGTACACAAGCTATGTGCCAAGGTTCACCGTCCATAAAACCTATAAGGCGGCAGAGACTTACGCGGCGGGCGATATCGCAACGTACAACCACAAGACGTATCAGAGCGACTTCGATGACAACACCGGCAACACGCCGGATGTGTACGGCTGGACGATGATCCTGCCCTACATCGAGACGGTCGAGCCCACCTACAAGACGCTGGAAGAGCTGTATCCGGAACCGGAAGAGGGGAGTGAGGAATAATGGCACTGTGTCCTTATTACGACCCCGAAAAGTGCCCGGTAAGCACGCCGATCCCGTTCCTGCCCGGTGTGGTCGCTGACATCGACGCCTGCCTTGTTGCGGAGCTGCAAAAGCTCTGGGACGCGGGCATCCCGACCGAGGCCAGCCATTGCGGAAACGGCGCTTTCGAGGAAGCGTATATCCTTGTGGATAAGAACTACGCCGCCGAAATGGAAGCGCAGGGCTACGTCATCAATCCCGACGCCGCCTGTTTCGCCCCGACCTGCAACGCGTACACACCCAAATCCAAGCTGCCTCCGAAGAAGCGCAAATGACGCGGGTAGTATGTACGCCGCACATTGCAGACCCCGCCCCGAACGGCGGGGTTCTGCTTTCGTGCAGGCGTTTCGTGGACAGAGCAAACGCGCGCCTTCCCGTCGTTATCCAGGTCAAGCCTGACGCCTACACCGAGGCAGAGCGCGCCAGCTTTCCAAGCGACCTTTCCGCGCTGCTGCTGGCCGACTACGGCACGAAGTGGCGCGCATGGGACAGGGAACCGACCGAGGCGCAAATGGACACGGCGTGGGATTGACGCCGAAAACAAGGAGAGTGATACACCATGAGCGACACCGTATTAGTCGCCGTCGTCGCCGCGCTGGCCGCCGTGATCGGCGCTGTCATCGCGCAGCTTGGCGAGGGCATACGCCAAAAGCGGAAACGCAAGTATGAAAAGACAGACACCAAGGACGCAACGATGCAGGTGCTCAAGAATGGCCTGAAATGGTTGCTGTACGACCGCATACGGTACTTAGGCCAGCGCTACATTTCGGACGGCAGCGTGGACTTCGACGACCGCCGCATCCTTGGCGCGATGCATGACTGCTACCATGACGGGCTTGGCGGCAATGGCGACCTTGACACCATCATGAGCGAAGTCAGGCGCTTGCCCCTGAAGAGGTAAACTGATAGCTTTTAGCTCTTAGCTCTTAGCTTTTAGCTTTGGCACGCCTCCGGCGTGCAAGTAACTCAAGCTAATAGCTAACGGCTCACAGCTAATAGCTGCCGCGTAGCGGCCTCAGCTAATAGCTCATAGCTAAAAACGAAAGGAGCGTAACACATGAACATCGATCTTACCCCGATCTTTCAGGCCATCATCACGCTTTTG